TGGAAAAGACCTGTGGAAACATGGGTCTTTTTCATATCACTGCATTCAAAGGGTTTACTGTTCATATTGTCGTCCTTTAACCCTACTAACTGTAATTGTAATCAAATCTTTGAATGCAGCGATATGAAAAAATATTATGGTTCAGAAGCAACGAAAACGGGCGCTAGAAATTATGCTAGAAAATTCTACTCAAGCAAGGCTTGGGAAAAGAAAAGTAAAGCGTATAGAAAGGCGCATCCGCTTTGTGAAAGATGTTTAAAAAAAGGGGTCTATACCAGGTCGACTTGTGTACATCACAAAATACACATTGACCAGGATAACTATAGAGATATACACATTCTATTTGGTGATTCTAATTTGGAAGCGTTGTGTGACTTATGCCATGCAGAAGAACATTCCAAACGCAAACCATCTTTTGAATTTGATGAAAATGGAATGCTTATAGGATGTGGAAGGGAGGATGATGAATGCAAAAAGGAGCATGGAAAAAAAGAATCAATTCACAACTAGAGAATTTAGGCACATTTTCTCCTGAATATTCGGTTGCGGTTGATTCACTTGCAGATGCCTTGGCCCAATATGATTCAACAATGAAGCAATGGAGAGATTCAAGTAAAGCAAATGGATACAAATCACTACAGATGGTTGTTGAATATACGAACAAGGGCGGTGCAACGAATTTATCGCGCTCACCATACTACATTATTACCGTTCAATTACGTGATCAGATCATGAAGTACTGCAAAGAACTTGGCTTGTCACCTACTTCACTTTCAAAAACAACAGAAGTATCCGGAAAAAAAGGTGATGAATTGGATGAGTTCATGAGCAGATTTAAATGAAATATCTAGACATTTATAAAGAGCGAATTAAATCGGGTGAAGATGTAGTCGGTAAGTGGATAAAGCTTAATCTTCAATATGTTGAAAGAGGTTTAGCAAATGGAGATTTCTTCTATGATGAGAAAAAAGCGGAAATGCATATAGCGTTTATTGAAACGTTTTGTCATCACGTAGAAGGAAAAACAACAAAAGTGAAGCTTGAGCCTTGGCAAAAATACTATATTGCGTGCATATTCGGACTTGTTGATAAGAATGGAAAAAGGCAGTTTCGTGAAATACCTACGGTCATGGGCCGAAAACAAGGAAAATCATTTCTTTGTGCAGGTATTGAACTTGATGTTGGATTCACTTCTGATGAAGCAGGTATGCAGATATACAATATAGCGCCAAAGTTAAAACAAGCGCAGATCATTTACAATGTTCTGTATCAAATGATGGAACACTCTAAAGCGTTGAGTCAAAGAGTGAAAAAACGTAGAACAGATATCTACATGAAACAGAACAATTGTAGATGGGAGCCAATTGCATTTGCATCTAAAAAATCAGATGGATTCAACCCATATTTGACAATCTTTGATGAGTTTGCAGCCTGGGAAGGTGAAGCGGGTATGAAAATGTACAACGTTATGTTGTCGGCAGGTGGTGCAAGACCAGATCCACTTTATATTCCTGTAAGTACCGCAAACTATATTGATGAAGGATTATATGATGAATTATTTGTTCGTGGAACATCTGTTTTACTAGGTACGTCTGATGAAAAACAAATGTTGCCTTTCTTTTATATGATTGATGATATTCAAAAATGGGATGATCCTATTGAATTAAGAAAAGCAATGCCAAACCTTGGAATATCAGTTTCTTATGAATATTTGCAGAATGAAATTTTAAAAGCACATAGCTCACCGACATATAAGGCGGAGTTTATAACAAAATATGCGAATATCAAACAAAATTCAACAGAAGCATTGTTTAGTGCGGAAGATATTAACAAAGTTAAAGGTGAAGAACTTAGATTTGAAGATTTTGCACATACATATGCAGTTGGTGGAATCGATTTGTCGCAAACAACCGATTTAACAGCCGCATCTGTAGTTATACGAATTCAAGAGCAGGACTACATATTTACTCATTTTTGGCTTCCAACATTAAAAATCAAGGAGCTAGAGGAAAGAGACAAGATACCATATACAAGATTTATTCAATTGGGATATTTAAGTCCAAGTGGGGAAAACTTTGTACGGTATGAAGATGTTACGGAATGGTTTGAAATGCTACGCAAGAAATACAAGATTTATTGCGTGGTCGTTGGATATGACCGTTATTCGGCTCAGTATCTTGTGGATGATATGAAGAAATATGGATACAAGATGGATGATGTCATTCAGGGTACTAACCTTACACCGGTTATTAATGAATTTACAGGATACGTAAGAGATGGATTTGTTCATACAGGAACAAATGGATTGTTACAAGCACATATGTCTAGTGTGGCATTAAAGAAAGTTGCGGAGGACAATCGTGTCCGCATGATTAAAACTGATCCAAGAAAACATATTGATGGATATGCATCTGTTATTGATGCATATACAGTAAGACAAAAATGGTGGGATACATTTAAATACCGCCTTGAAAACAAGAAAAGGAAGGTGAATTAGTGGCTAAAAGCAGAAGAAAAAGATTTGGTTTGCTAGGAAGTCTATTAGGACTAAATAAGCCAGCACCTAAACAAAATCAATTACATTCAATGTTTGCAAGCTTAGGTGGATATTCACCAGTGTATTCATCATATGATGGTGGAATATATGAGATTGGACTATGCAGAGCATGTATCAATCGAATTGCGACGTCATGTGGGAAGGCTTCACCTGAACTGACAAACAAAGACTACAAATCTAAGATATATAACTATTTGGTTAAGAAAAAGCCAAATCCTTATATGACAGCTAGTCAATTTTACAAAAGATTGGCAACCATATATTTTGCAGAAAACAATGCTTTCATTATTCCAATTGAAGATGAATATGGAATGATAAAGGGATTGTGGCCTGCTGTTCCAAGTCAGTGTCAGTTAAAAGAAATCAATGGTGTAGTTTATATTTATTTTAATTTCATCTATGGCGAAACAAAATTGATTGAATACGGTAAAGTAGGGCATTTAAGACAAATGCAGTATAAAAATGATTACTTTGGTGATACGAATGATGCATTTGATACAACAGCTAAATTGATGCTTGCTCAGGAAGAAGGAGCAATCAATGCGATCAAGTCGAGTTCTATTGTTCGATTCTTGGCTAGAATTTCAACACCGATTGATGATGACGAGGATTACAAGGAACAACAGAACATGATCTTAAGAAATAACCTGAACAAAAATGAAACAGGTGTATTCCTTGTTGATAATCGTTTTGATGAAGTAAAACCTATTGAAAGTAAACCACTATTAGTGGATGCCAAGCAGAAGCAAGCAATTGAAAATAGTGTATACAGCTATTTTGGAATTAGTGAAGCTATTTTACAAAATAAATATAAACCTGATGAATGGAATGCATTTTATGAATCAATTATCGAACCATTCTTTATTGAAGTTGGAGAAGTGTTGAGTGGAATGTTATATTCCGTAAATCAGATTATGAATGGTAGTGAAATCATTCTTACAAGTGATCGTTTACAGTATGATTCAACACAAACAAAATTAAATGTTGCGACTCAAATGTTCGATAGAGGAATGATTGATACAAACGGGGCATTAAATATTATGAACAAAGCGCCTTTACCAGATGATGAAGGTAAGAAACGTTTTATTCGAGGTGAATATATCCAGGTAACTAAATCAAATCAAGGAGGAATTAGTTACAATGGCGAAACCGAACCACAGCAAAATCCAAATGCGCTCGATCCCGTTCCAAATGAACCCGGTGACGGAAAATAAACGGATTGATACTCAGTACTATGTTGAAGGATATGCTACTACATTTGAACCTTATGTGCTTTATCGAGATTACGAAGGTAATGATGTATATGAGTTGATTGAGCGTTCAAGTTTGGATAACGCTGATATGAGTGATATCATCTTCCAATTTGATCATGGAGGAATGGTATATGCACGTACAAGCAATGGTTCACTTATTGTTGAAGTAGATGAACATGGATTGTTTGTTGCAGCAGATTTAGGAAGAACAGAAGCTGCAAAACGTTTGTACGACAGTATTCAGGCAGGAATGGTGACTCAGATGTCATGGAGGTACATGGTGGACGAGGAATCATATAATAGGGATACAAAGACGTGGACAACACGTAAAGTATCAAAAATTTATGATGTTTCAGCAGTGTCGATTCCTGCAAATGATCAAACATCTATTGAAGCAAGGGCAAAGTCTTTAATGGATGAAGACCGGGTTAAAAAAGAAAATGAAAAGAAACGAGAAAGACTGAGTTTGTTGTTGCAGATTAAGGAGGCTATTAATTAATGTTTACAGAGCAACAACTAGCAGCATTCAATGCAATGAATCACGAACAGATTCAAAAAAGATTTAAAGAAATTCAAGATGAGGTCAACAAAAACGATCCTAATACAAACTTGGAAATGTTACAGGCTGAATTTGATATCTTGCAAAAACGTGACAAAGAGTTACAAGGCAAGGTAGCACAACGTAAAGCGTTTTTAGATACTATGGCAAAATCTATTGTAGATGAAGAAGGTGCTTTTGTTACACAACAGGAACAAGCTCGTAGCAAAGCACATCCATCAATGCCTACACAATTGTCAGAACGTAAAAAAGGAATGGAAGACGATATGGAGTATCGTAGTGCATTCATGGAATTCGTTCAAAAAGGAAAACAGTCAGAAATCTTAAGACAACGTAGTGCAGAAGCAGGTGTGGCAGCTGATCTAGGTATTTTAATTCCTGAAACAATTGTTCAGAAAGTAATGACTGAATTAAGTAAATCACGTGGTTACTTATACAATGCAGTATTACATACAAATTTCCGTGGCGGTGTTAAATATCCTATCGGTTCATTTAAAGCTACTTTTAAACGTATTACAGAAACAACAGTATCTGATCGTCAAAAGGCCGGTTCTGTTACAGAATTTGTACAATTTGGATATTTGATTGGTGAAATTCGTTTAGCACGTACATTACTACAAACTGTATTGACTGTAAATGCATTTGAAACTGAATTAGCAAAAGTTATTGTAGAAGCTTATTTGGAAGCTATGGATCGTGAAATTTTAACAGGTAACTCTGCAAATAATGAATGTGAAGGTATTTTAACAGAAGCTAATAAAGTAAGTGGAGGACGTATTAAAGCCGATCACATTATTGAATTTACGGAAGCAGAAATGAAAGATTGGAAATCATGGCAAACAAAATTGTTCGCAAAGATTCCTTTATCAATGCGTAAATTAAAACCAGAGTTTGTAATGACTCCTGCTACATATGAAGCAAACATTAAAACGTTGGCCGACGATAATAATCGTCCTGTTTATGCAGAAACATATAATCCTATTGATGGTGCAGAACGCGCTACATTCAAAGCTAGAACTGTTAATTTCGTTGAAAATGATACGTTCAAAGATTTTGATGAAGCACAAAACGGTGAATACTTCGGAATGTATTGGGTAGGTAAAGAAGCCTATGCAATCAACTCAAATATGCAGTTTGGTGTGAAGAAGTACTGGGATTATGAAAAGAATGAGGAAGTAACTCAGGCGTTAGTTATCAATGATGGTAAAGTATTAGATCCTCAATACATCTTCTTGTTAAAAAAAAAAGTAGCTTAAGCAATGGAGATGTTACAAAAGATGAAAGCCAAACAGGAACACAATCGTTACCTGATGATGAACCTATTGTATTAGATGATGAGCCTAAGAAAGCCACTCGAAAAAACAGTGCGAAGAAAGCTTAGGTGATAGATAATGGCGTTCAATATTTCTGAAAGCCTTCTAGAACGTGTTAGAACTGCTGCTACAAGAGCTAAATCACATGTTTATGATGATGAAATCAAAACATATATCAATGCATGTTTATATGATTTGGATAGATTAAATATCTTATTTGATGAAGATGATTTAGAAGATGAAATTGTAGTAGCGGTAATAACATATGTAAAGTCAAAATTTGGTACAACGGATGCTTCATATAAAGAATCAATGGCTAAAACATATGAGGATTTACGTCAGATTCTTATGACAGATAAATCCCATAAGAAGGTGAGATAGTATGGCATATGAATATACTCGTGAGAATAATCTTTATTACGATGTGGCATATCTAATTGAAAAAGAAAGATATGTGGATGCAGATGGTGTGGAACATGTTAATGAAACGGAGAAGGAAGTATTCTGTCGTGTTGGTGGAATTTATTCAAAAGAATTTAATGAAGCCTACCAGGCAGGCATACAGCTAGCGTATAAGCTTGTTATTCCTACTATTGATTACAATGATGAAACGACAGTGAAATACAACGACAAAAAGTATGCGGTGTATCGTACATTCCCATCCGGAGATACGATTGAACTATATGTTCAACAGGATGCTGGAGAATGGAAACAGTAACAGTAAGACAACAAATCGTTGCTAAATTCACTGAACTTTTAGGTGAAGGACAATTTGTATATGGCAGTTTCAAATCAAAACCCCATACCCCCTATGGGAATTATGCATTGGATTATACAAATAATTACTTTGCGGACAATAGAACGTATTGTAAGATTGGAACTTACATATATAGATTGGTGACTGATCAAAAAGATTTTGAATTAGAAGCTAAAATCGAAGACATGTTTGATGAATTAGAAATACCATACCAAACCATCACAGATGAAGATATAACAACTCAAAAAGTACACTGTACAGAATGGACGGTGACATTAGTTGGCCGTCAATGATGTATATTGCGATATGTCGCAGCTTGGGCCTGAAATCAGAAAGATGATTCAAGAATATAAAGAGCATTCTTTGGCGCAGATTGATAGAGCAGTAGAAGAAACTACAAAAGATTCTAAAGACATTGTTAAAGCTAAGGCCAATGTAGACCATAGAAATACGCGCAGAAAGGGAAAATATAAAAGGTCTATAACATATAAGATAGAACGGGAATTAGCTCATACACGCGGTGTTATTTATGCGAGTGGTCACGAATACTCATTAACTCATTTACTAGAAAACGGACATAATTTATGGAATTCTCCTAGACGTACACGTGCATTCGAGCACTGGAAGGATGGAGAAACAAACGCAATCAAGGAACTGCCAAGTTTAATCGAAAAATATTTGAAAGGATAAAAACTATGGCAGATAAAAACAAAGTACGATTCGGTCTAAAAAATGTACATGTATGTTCTATTACAGAAAGTGCAGGATCAATTACATATGGTAAGCCTACTGCATGGAAAGGTGCTAAATCATTAACACTAGATCCAGAAGGAGATACAAATACATATTATGCAGATAACACTGCGTATTTTACAACAAATACAAACAATGGATATTCAGGTAGTTTAGAGATGTCTGAAATTCCTGAAGAAATTGAAAAGATGATTTTCAATACAGTGACAACAGAAGAAGGTAACTTAGCAGAAGATGCAAACGTATTGCCTAATAATGTTGCGCTAATGTTCCAATTTGAAGGTGATGTAAGTGCTACTAAACATATCTTCTATAAGGTTGTATTTGCACGACCAAATGTAGAAGGTGAAACGAAAGAAGAAAGCACTGATCCAAAAACAACATCAATGGATATTACAGCAGTTCCTGTAGAACAAGGTGATCATCAATGGGTAAAGTCAAAATGTCGTAAAGGTGATACAAATTATGAGAGTTTCTTTACAACTGCTCCAACATTACCTAGTCCAAAAGCTAGTGAAGTGAGCCAGGAAGATGGCACACCGGTAGTTGTACAAAGTGATAATGGTAAGGAAGTGAGCACATTATAAGAGGGGCAACCCCCTCTTTGTGAGGTTATATGGAAATAAAAATTAAAATTGACGGAAAAGAATATGGCGTTCTTTATAAAGGAAAGACAGCGAAAATATATAGAGAATACTTCAATAGAGATATGTTGGTTGACACTCAGAAAGCACAGATGAAGTTTTCGGAAGCTATCAAAAATAAAGTGGGAACAGATGAAGAAGATGAACCTGCATATTATGTATTGTTAGAAGCGAATGGTTCAGAATTCTTTGAACGTGTGTTGTGGGCATGTATCAAAGCATATGATGTTGTTCAAGGAAAAGAAACGGAAGATTTTTCAGATTTTATTGATAATGTTGTAGACTATGACACATTCGTCACAGTAGGTATTGTGGTGTTTGAAAAAATCGTTTTTGCGAACAGTCCAACTATCGATAGTGAATCAGAAGATGTAGAAGAAAAAAGCAAAAAAAAAGAATAGTCAGCTACTCTGATTTGATTATAGGGTGCATGAATTTAGGGCTTAAGATGAATGAAATAGATGATATGGACATTGGAATGATGTTTGACTTGATCATAGCTAAAAGCAATATGAGTGCAAGAGCAGACAAACAATTTAGTAACAAAGTACATATCCGTAAAGCAATCCAAAGCGACTTTGACAGATTTTAGGAGGTACTAAAATTGTCAGGTTATAGTCAAATAAAAGGTATCTCCGTAAAGATTGATGGAGATACTACAGGATTTCAGAAAGCGATAAATGAAATCAAAAGAGAAACATCAGGATTAGACCAAACAATGTCTAAACTAAAAGCTTCGATGAAGCTAAATCCGAATGATTTCTCGTCATTTGCAACATACCAAAATCTATTAAAGGATAAGATTCAGAGCACTTCTAAGCAATTGGATGTCTATAACAAAAAGCTTAAAGAATATCCTAAAACACAACAACAATGGGCAGATCAAGTTAACAAATCAAAAGACACGTTATCGCAATATCAGACTAAATTAAACAGTACTGAATCGGCGATGAGTGCCTTACAAAAAGAATATAAGACAAATCAAACTCAAATCCAAGCATGGAAAGATGCGATTGGCGATAGTTATCACACTACAGAACAATGTGAAACCGCAATTTCCACTCTAACTGCTAGAAATAAAGAACTTTCAGTTTCTATGAAGGCAAATAGTGCTTCACAAAAGGAATACAATGCAAAAATTGCGGAACAAAAGAAAAATCTTGTTGACTTAGGAAGCACGTATGAGGAATCGCAAAGGACGTTTAATGGTCTAAGAGCTGGTGCAGCAACGTTAAACAATGAACTAAAGAGCTTGAATAAAAGCTTTATTACAGATAATGAAAATATATTAAAATTATCACATTCATTTGGTGTTGCCAGTCAGAAAGCAAATCAATTTGCAGAAACTATTAAACCCTTGTCTGCGTTGTCAGCAGCGGTTATTGTCGGAGCAACAAAAACTGCAATTGATTTTGAAGATGCATGGACTGGTGTTACAAAAACTGTAAATGCAACCCCTCAACAGTTTGAAAAAATCAATGCTGGATTAAAAGATCTTGCACAGAATACATCGAGTACATATCAAGATATTGCACATTATGCAGAACTTGCAGGACAAATGGGTATCCCTACAGATTCTATTGTTGGATTTACTAAAACTATTACAGAATTGGGTGATACTACAAATCTTGTTGGTGAAGAAGCAGCACAAAGTATTGCCAAATTCTCAAACGTAATGGTTTCACAGTCTAAAAAGACGAATACATATTATTCTCGTTTAGGTTCTACAATCGTAGATTTAGGAAATAAATTCTCTACAACCGAAGCAGATATCATGAATATGGCTACTAGATTAGGTGTTGCAGGTAAAATGGTAGGCTTTAACTCTAATGAAGTATTAGGTTTATCAACTGCATTATCTTCATTAGGTATTGAAGCCGCTGCTGGTGGTAGTTCTGTCTCTAAAATGTTAAAGACAATTGATCTATCTGTTTCTACAGGAGATAAGAAACTACAAAAGTTTGCAGAAGTGTCTGGTATGACTTCTCAACAATTCCAAAAGGCTTGGGGAGAAGATGCAGCGGGAACATTCTTAAAGTTTGTAGAAGGTATTGGGAAATCGGCGGATGTTACAAAAACATTGGATGAATTAGGCATTAAGGAAGTACGACAAGCACAGTCAATGGGTGCTTTGGCACAAAGTTCAGATGTATTGGCTAAAGCATTAAATGTTTCTCAAAATGCATGGCAAGCGAATTCAGCCATGGCAACTGAAGCGGAAAAACGATATGGAACATTAAAATCTCAAATGTCACAGACATGGGAAGCAGTTAAACAAGCCGCTGATGAACTAGGCCAGGCATTTACACCTACTCTTACATCTAATTTAAAAATTGTAAAAAAAGCAGCTAATGCATTCTCTGATTTAGATGAAGGAACACAACAGACAATCGCAAAGATGTTGTTGTTGACGGCAGCCGCTTATCCAACCGCAAAAGGATTAGGAAAAATATTTAGTGGCGCTCAGAAGTTGACAAATGGATTTGGAAAAGTTTCTTCATGGATTGGAAAAACGGCAAGTGAACTAAACGATTTAAGTGGCCCTGTAGATAAAACTGATGGCTTATTGACAAAATTGTTTAAGCGAACTGGTGTTACAACTGAAGCATTAAAAAGTTCAAGTATTGCATTGGGTGGAGTTGGAATAGCTGTTGGATTGGCAGCTGCTGAAATTGCAGTGTTAGTTCCTATGTTTGAAAAGGCAAATAAAAAAGCTTTAGAAAATGCTGTTAAGAATGATGCAGTAGCGCAAAGTTATTTAAAAGTTGTAGACAGTGTTAGTTCGTTCAACAAAAAAATTGATGAATATAAAGAAAAATCAGAAGCCATTTTATCTACAAACGAACAGAATATCAGTCAGTCTAATTCTTTGATGAGAACGATTGAACAATTAAATGGTGTAGAAAACAAAAATGCTATACAGAAACAAATGTTGCAAGAAGCTGTTAATCAATTGAATGAAATCTATCCTGATCTCGGTTTAACAATTGATTCAAATACAGGAAAAGTTGCCGACAATACAGGCAAGGTGTTTGAAAACAATCAAGCGTTAGAAGAATACATTCAAAAAGTTCAAGAAGCTGCTAAACAAGAAGCGTATGCAGAAGCGATTAAAGAACAAACAAAAGCTTTAATTAAGCAACAGATGAAATATAGTGAAGTAACAGAGAGTGTTCATGGATTAAATGACAAGATGGATGAATTGAAAGTCAAACAGTCACAAGCATTTAAAGATGGAGACAATGAAAAGGCATTAAGGTATCAAACTCAGATTGAGCAGTTGAGAAAGAAAATAGATGAAGCAAACGTTTCTTTAGCAACTATGGCAACTAAAATGCAAGAAACAAATAAAACTTTACTAGATCTCAACAACCAGGCAGAAACGGGTGGCTATACAAAAATTGGAGATTCGTTAAAACAATCATTACAAGGTGCTATAGATAAAGCTGGTGAAGCTGGTATTCAAATTCCTGAAAAGTTAACAAGCGGAATTATGAATGGCACAGAAAGTTATCAAACGGCAAGTAATTTTGTGGCATCTATGATGACATTTCAGCAGTTAGTTGATAATGCAAGTGCAGCTGGGCTTAATATTCCACAAGGCATGGCTTACAGTATTATTTCAAATGCAGGCAGTGTATCAGAAGCGAATACAATGCTTAATAACCTGATTGAGTTTGAGGAAGCATTAACGAAATCAAATTATGATGGTGAACAAATTCCACAAAAATGTGCAGCAGGTATTGCAGATGGAACAATTACTGTTGATCAAGCTATGAAAGCTTTGGCAAAAGGCGGAGTTGACGAATTAGAAAAGGAATTAGATAAAGCTAAAGATAAAGCTTCAAAAAAATCCAAAGATACTGGAGATAAGATGGGCGATGGAAAATCCAATGCAAAGGCATCTTCTGGTTCTATGGGAAAATCAGGTGGAAGTGCATTATTGAAAGCTTATGAGCCGTATGCGCAAGCAACTATAGATTATGCAAAAAAAGTTGAAAAAGCTATCCATAACGCAAAAGCAGCTGCCAAAGATCCTATTGTTATTACAACTATAAAGAAAACTGTACACAAAACTGAAAAACATTCTTTAGATAATTTATCTCGACCTGTTGTTGATTCTGATGTTGCACCTATGAGTGCTGATTCTATTGCAGCGTTGGCTGATACAAGCGCATATGCAGCGGCTAGTGATGCTACTACATCTATTATGGGTGGTACAGTATCGCGCTCTAATTCTACGGCATACAATTTAAACTTGGATGGTATTTACAAAAGAATGGACAATTTAACGAGTGCTTTAAATGCAATATTGGATAGCAATATCACAATCAATCTACAACCTATGCAATTGGATGGAAATGTTGTTACAGATACTGTACAAGAAATTATATCAATTCGAGATATGTTGAAATCATGGGGAAATGGAGGTTCATAGAATGTATCATTTTAGATTTACACCTGAAAATAAACTGCGTTATACGCAAAATATTATGTATTTATTAAAGGTAAGTGAGCGTCCTGTTATTCCTATGGCAGAGGAAATTGTAGAAACATCTACACTTGGTGACGGTACTACATCGTATCGTCATACAGGTGTATATCAAGATCGCAAAATTCCTATCAAATGCAACTTTGTTTTAAATAGCAAGAAAGAATATCTAGATCGTATCTATAAGATCCAACAATATTTTAATGGAAACAAAGGAATATTGGAGTTAACTAGTGATGATAGAGAACATTATTGGAAGGTAAAAAATATAACGTTCGATATGGATTCTAGAGATTTTGGGCGAGGAAGTGAATTTACAATCACGTTTATTTGTGAACCTTACAGATACGTAAATAAGTATTCAAGGCCATACGATATTGTAAGTGGAAAAAAGGTAGAACTTGCGAATTATTATGAAACAGCATATCCAATCTATCGTCTATATAACACTTCCATGAACGCAAAAAACATTACGATTAATTGTAACGGAAATAATTTTACAATCACAAATCCTTTTAACGGTGCATCGGATATTTCGTATGTTGAAATCAATACAGAGAATTCTTATATGAAAACATACTATAAAAATGGAACGTATAAATATGACACATTGAAAACAAGTGGATCATTTGACGGACTTAAGTTTAATTATGGTTCAAATAATGTATTGATCGCAACAGATATTGGTGCTATTCGTGCAGAAATTATACGTAATTATAGGGAGAAATAAAGATGATTCATTTATTCTTTTCTAGAAAAAAAACAACATATGCACAAATGAAAGAACGTAATGGAGATGTAATTTTAAAACATTGTGTTAGTGCAAAAGCAGTGTTTGAAAGAAATTCTATTTGGTGCGTAGAAATAGAATTCCCAAAAAGTGATTTGATGGGTATGGAAATCAGTGATGAATCCGTGTTTAAAGTGGATATCAATTTTGAAGAACCTCAGTTATATAGAATTGCGTATCCAAAATACAACAAACAGAAAGATACATATACATGCTATGCAACACATGTGTTCTTTGATTCTCAAAAAGAAGTGTTTGTGTTTGATGATCGTACTATGAGTGGTACGTGGCAAGATGCGATAAATACCGCAAATGATATTATCACAAATTCACGGCCCAATTATCCTTATAAAATTTATGGACATGGAAAATATGCAAACTATGCCAACGTTAATGCAGAGAATGAAAAAATCGTTTATTTCCGAAATGTTCAGAATAGTGGGTATTGTTTGGATGTTCCAAACGCAAGTGAAGATGCATCTTTACAGTTACAGACGTATCAAAGAAACAGAACGTCCGCACAGACTTTCATGTTGAAAAAAGTAGGGTCAGACAAATATGGAGATATATATGGAATTTTATCTTTATGTTCATGTAGATGGCTTAAATTGGACTCAGGAAAGGTTGTGTTAGGCAGCCTATCTGAAAGTCCATCAGATAATTCTGAGAAATGGTGGTTCATTAACAATGGTTCTAGTTACGAGATTGCACCATATGGAAACATATATTATGGCATCTATCCTAGTTCAACGAGTATTGGCAATGGAAATAAAGTTATTGTTGCTGATAGAGGTACTGCCGAAGTTGGAAATGCGTGTAAATGGATGGTTGAAGATGTGGATTCCACACAAACGGCATATTGGGTTCGATATAATCTGATCCAATGTTTGTTTGGCACAGAAGAAAATTCCATGATGAACAGATGGCCTGAATGTGAAAACAACAGATATGTTGCGATGTTCAACAATTATGACTGTTATTTTGGAAATCCAGATTACTATGCTTCCAATTTGAAACCAAATGATTTCTTTATAAGTAATAAAGAAATGTCTGAATACACTAAGAAAAAATCAATGGAAAATGTAGTTACAGGAATCATACCAAAGGCATACAATGGACGACTTCTACCGAATAACGAGATCGTTAAGGCTAGTAATTGGGATACAGATGAAATTCATAGAATTGATGTAAAAGAATATTCTGATATCAAATTGATTGCGGATGATTCACAAGCAGAGAAAACAACATTGGGCGTATTTACAAATGAAGTGAACCTAAGAAACTATCTTAGAATACAAGCTAAAAAATCTTTGGAGAAAGAACTGCAAGAGCCAAAAACAGAAACTTCTATTAAATTTGAAGAACTATTTTCATCTAATGTGCCTGATGTACAGATGTTAAAGTTAAATGATTCGATTTATGTAGAAACTGAGTTTGGAAAACGAGAAAGGTTTTATTTAAATAAATTGACCTATAACTTGATTACGGAACGTCCTGAAGATTTAGATCTTGTATTAGAAAGTGAGGTATAACATGGCGATTGTATATAGTCATTTAACTGTAAGTCTTACAAAAGAAAATTCTGATTTAACGTTGGAAATGCTTCAAGGAGATACAGGACGAGGACTTATTGTATTTGTGAGTGATGATGTGATTGTAGATGAACCTTCAGAAACTGACTCATCATTAACGGCTACTATGTGGATTGAAAAACCAAGTGGATTAAATGTAAGTGTGGATGCGACTAGTGTATCACGATTTGAAAACTCGAATGCATATGAAATTACATTTTCTGACACAGAAACGTTTGCAAATATTCTAGCAGAAGCAGGTATTGTAAGTGCTGAAATCGTATTGAGCTCAGATAATACATTTGTAACTTCATTCACATTTAAAATTAAAGTTGTAAAGAATTTTGCGTTAGATAGTGGTATTGATTCAACAGAAAATTTTAAAAATCTGTTAGATGCGATTGCAAAGGCACAAACAACTATTAAAACATTGGAAGGATATCAAAAACAATTTGATGATCGATTAAAGCTTACTGTAAATGTACGTAGTGGAACTACAGATCCTACTGTACAAGATGGTGATAAAGCTGGGGATATCTATATCAAATACGAGGAATAGTGTATGACTGTTTTAGCAACGTTAACCTATAATCCGTATTTAATGCTTACGTTTGAATCTTACAACGAGAGATACGAAGGTTCGTATCCTAATTTAAGATTTAAAGCGGATGTAAGGTTTAGATACACCGGAAATTTCAAAATCCAAGCAAACAATGTTGTTACTCTCGGAGGACTTTCTAAAACTATTTCAAGATGGGATTTAAATTATATCCAGGATTCAGGATGGTATTATCTAGGACAAATTAATGACCCTATGTACTGCAATAGACAACGGTATTTTGAATGGGATGCGAGTTGTCAAGGCTTTCCTAATTTATCGGGGAAAGCAAGATTGACTACACCATTAATTGATTTACCATCATATGATGCATGGATATCAGGTGTTGGAAACAATGACATTTCAATTTTTGGAAAGTTGAAAACGAATCCATATAACTTATATACATTACGTTTATATTCTAATAAGGATGAACAATTTGTAAGTAATAATTTAAATGGAAATTATACTTTTACTGGTCTTACTCAGAAAACAGAATATGAATTTCATGTAGAATCTTATATGGCAGACTGTAGCGGAAATAGATTGTCACAAACGGTATTAAAGGCCACTACATTGGAAAACTACGCTTCTGTATATGTAACTTATGTAGATTTTGAAATTATCAAAGGTAGTGGAAATACAGATGATGTGAAATTCACTGTACATACATCGGATGATGGACATGTTAAATCAGTAACATACAAAGATGGATCAAGTCAAAACACAGTGGATTCTAGAGAATTTAAGCTATATTCTGTTCCAAAAAATACAGAAAGAACGATTCAAGTACTTGTTACAGATTCATTAGACAGAACATCTTCATGGGTGAACGTTAAATTCAATACAACGTTTACACACATGGAAGTGTGGAGGTTTGATGGAACAAGATGGAAACGTGGCTATTCATTAGCAGTTACACAGAATAGAAGTAATTATCAGTTATGTAGATTATTTGTTTTTGATGGATTGGAATGGAAAAAAGCAATTCTATATAAATAGAAAGGAGCATATATGGAAATAAAAAATAAACAAATCACAATAAATAAAGGAGATACGATTATTACTGATGTTTCTTTTAATTTTAAAAGTGGAAATACGTTTATACCAGGAAATAATGACAAGGTTCAATTTGTAATTATAAACAACTCAAGAGTTGTTGAGTGTGTGGATATCAAAGAGGATTTGAAAATCAAATGTCCATCAGATGCTCTTACAGAAGGTACGTACAAATGGATGATCATTGTAGAAACAAATGGAATTCATGATACACCACTTTCAGGGACTTTAGTAGTTAGGAGTGTATAAAAATGGCAAAGTTAAATGCAACACTTAGTTTTGATTTAGATACATATGCAGGTGTAGGTAATGAAACGTTAGTTGTAGATGCAAAGACACGTGAAATATATATACCTGATCCTGAAAATGTATTTGGTGTTCAATATGATAAAGATTCTAAATATGTAAAATTTAAAGTTATGAATGTAGTATCGGAAGTATTTAAGATGGAAGATGCTTTCATTCGTATAAACTATAGAGATTCAAAAGGGATTGTTGGTTCATCTTTGGTTGTGGATAAGGTCACTTACTATGACACATGTGAATTCTCTTGGGTTGTTCCCAATAATGCGCTAAAGAATAAAGGAGATCTTTATTTCGTGGTTAGTGCGGTGATTGTAGATGATGACGGAGTGATTCAAAAACGTTGGGCAACAACACTTGCTAGAGTGGTTACCCCTGAAAGTATTTATGTAAAATCATCTTCATTAGATCAAAATGAACGAGATGAGATTGCAACTATGCTTTTACTGGTTTCAGAAGAATGCACAAATGCAGTAAATCAAATTAAAGAAGCTAGAGACACAGGTATCACGAAAATAAATGGTATCAAGGATTCAGGAGTGAAAGAATTAAATGATTTGATTTCAAAATATGGAATTAGAGTTAATGATTTAAGTGTTCTTAAGTCTAGAGTAGATCAATTATTTAACTCAGGAAACTTGCCTGATGCCAATACTGAAATAACAGACATTCGTATTGGATATGATGGAAAAATATATCCAACAGCAGGTAATGCGGTAAGAATACAGATTTCGAATATCATGGAAATGATACTTGATAATAACTTTTACACTCCACTATTAATTGACAGAGATTTTGAATTAATAGATGAAGAAAACAACACATTACAAGCAGATTGGCAATATAAAGTTGATGGCAGTCAAGATTTAAACAGTGACAACATAGGAGATTCAGACAATGGAAGTGATAATACAGGAGATTCTGAATTAGAGCAAATTAAAGCGGAAATAAGTGGTATAAATGGGACTTTAGGTAAACTAAAAGATAACTTTGATTCATTAGGATTATCAGTGGATTCAGAAGGATATATCGTACAGGAGGTAAATTAATGGCACAAATTAAATTGATGACAGATGATACAGGACAAGAAATTGCAAAAGCTTTATCTGTTATTGCACAGACAAATATTGCTCATTCCAACATGGATTGGAGTAGCGTTCAAGCAATCGTTGCAGATGGAGCAGGAGAAAAAGCGTTCGCAATTGGTACGCAATTAATCGAAAAATGGAAAGATACCGCAGAGCCAAAGGAATACGATATACCTTGGCAAGTAAACCACTTTGAAGATATGACTTTAGAGGACGGAGAAGTAGTCCCTGGAATGTGGTTACAAACGCACTATACTTTGCCTTTTGGTATTCAATTTTCGCATCAGAGAGCGTTTCTAGCGTGTCCTGATGGACTTAGTGCTGGCACTTACAATTTCGATTTTGCTAAGGCATGGGATAACAATGTTAAGCCAGGAATCAATTACCAATTTACATTGACAAAGCCTGTAGAAAAAGGCGGTAGATTAGCTGGATGCTATGGAGCACCCAACCAAGCACCATCTAATTGGAAAGTTTATTCATATGGTAAAGATGGAATTACATTAAATGAGACGGTAAATGTTACTGTTGGTAGTGGTGGAACAAATCTAGGAACAATCCCATATGACAGAAGAAGTGGAAATTTAAACTCAGTACAAGAATTGGCATATGGATGGAATCGTTGGAAAACATCTGCGTTACGACAATGGCTAAACTCAAGTAAGCCAAAAGGACAGTGGTGGACACCTCAGGATCAATGGGATATTTGTCCTGACCAATTAGCTTCTAAAGACGGATTCCTTTGTGGTATGCCTGAGGAAATGCTAAATTGTTTAAAAAAAGTGAAGGTCGTTACTTATGCTAATACTGTTAATGATGAAGGTGCTGAGGATATTACATATGATTATGTTACGTTACCTTCACTATCTCAGATGTTCATTAAACCACAAACTAGTGGTGAAGGTGATGTTCACACATATTGGAAAAGAAGAAGCGGACGTACAAAACCTTGCGAATGGTGGACAGATTATCCAAATATGGTTGAGTATTCCGTTGCAAATAAAGCATCACCTCAGTACGTCCGTTTGCGTTCAGCCAACCAAGGCTATGCTTGTCATGCGTGGAGTGTGGGCGCTAGTGGCAATGTCGGCAACTACGCCGCTTCCACTGCGACTACGTTCGCCCCACTTGTTTGTATCGCATAGAAAGGAACTATTAAATGAAAATCAAACAACTAGAAGCATCAATTGAAAGACAAGCTCAAGAAGAGTATCAAGCTTGCCAAATTCAAAATAATGTAGATGAATTAGAGAATCAGAAATTCATCACTCAGTATGTAGCCTGTATGGTAGGTATTGAATTACCCGAGGAAGAAACGGAGGAAACCGATTATGCACAGAATCTTGAGCAATCAGAAGAAAAGAGTTATTGAAGGTAAGTATAGTAAAGAATCATATCTATTCTTGGTTGAGCAAGCTTATAAGAAAAATAAAATCACTAAAGCAGAATATCAAGAGTTGATAAATTTTGCAGAATAAAAGTCAAGGAGGAATAGCATGAAAGGAAAACAAGTAACAGAATTAGACGCATTACCTAGTTTCACTGATAATAGCTTATTGCCTGTGCATAATGGCACAGGATTGAAAAAAGGACTATTATCGCAACTAGCATATTATTTAGGAAATAAATTCAGTAATCCGAATCTATTGATTAATCCGGATTTTAAAATCAATCAAAGAGGTGCTGCAAGCTACGAACAACAAGGCTATTCAGTAGACCGTTGGAAAATTTGGAATGTAACAGTAACACCAAGCACAAGCGGAGGAATCACTGTAAAGAATGACAAATACACAGATACCGGAACATTTATCCAACCTTTAGAGAATGCAACAGAAGGTGATTCTACATTATCATGCTACGTTACATCAGTAAGTGGAACGATAACTATGGTTGCAGATGATGACTCACAAGTTGTATTGAAACAAGGATTAAATGTTGTACATACAAATAAGAGTACAAAAACATTTACAATCTTTTTGAATCAAGGAACTAGCATAACTCTTAAATGGGTGAAATTGGAGCAAGGCAAAGTAGCTACGGAATTTATTGCACCAAATCCGGCAGATGAATTAGTGAAGTGCCGTAGATACTATAAAAGATTATCAACGGATAGACTTATTGGAGTATGCAGAGACAACCATGTTTATACATATATCGAAAACATTGACTTTAGAAAGCCTTTTACTATCGTGGGGGACGTAACTAAAGTTGTATTCACGAGAGAATACAAATCTGTCGTAATGAAAAGTATAGAAGCTATTGGAAATGATAATTCAAAGTTATTTATTTCTTTTTTATGCAACCCATCCGGTATTAACGACTTAGTAGGAAGCTTTAATGCTTATGATTTAGCTATTGACGCAGAAATCTATTAGGAGGAGCTATGGAAAACGAATATAAAGTATACGTATCCTTATTAGATGGATACATCACATCTATTAATTCAAATATTTTCTTATCACAAGAAGAAATTCAAACAATGACAGAGATTGACCAAGGTCAAGGCGGTAAATATGCACACGCACAAAGTCAATATCTAGAAAAAGGATTAATTGATGAACAAGGTAGATATAACTACAAATATGTAGAAGGTAAAGTGATTGAGGTTGCAGAAGCAGACAAACCTAAAATTGAAGAGCCAAAAGCAGTACCGACTGAGCAAGAGAAGATTAATGCACAATTAATGTTACAGATTGCTCAATTAAAAGCTCAATTGAATGGGGTGAAATAGTATGAGTTATGAATTAATCAAATCGTATTATGAATTAGGCTTATTTACAAAGAATGATTTAGATATCTTTGCTTCTATTGGATGGATTAGTGTAGAACAAAAAGATTCTATCATTAATAAATAGATGGTGTTTCTATGAGTGGTGAATATCTTAGTGTTATTATTTCTGCATGCATGCTTGTAATTGCATTTATTACGTATAATCGTGGCACACGCAAGATGGATGGAGAGCAAATATCCAATATGGCATTTTTGAAGAATGAATTGGAACATATCAAATCGGATTTAAATGATATAAAGGATTCAATTTCAGAAATTAAAAAAGGAAGCAATTCAATGGAAGTGGAGCTTTCAGAACTAAAACAACAAATAAAAACTTTGTTTAATCGTGTAGAAGCGTTGGAGGAACGTAATAAAAATGGATATTAAAGATGCAAACAAGAAACTTCAGAATGTAGAAGAAAAAGTAGATAACATTTATGGTTTTTGTTCAAAATTAATTGATCGAAACTATAAAACAAGTAGAACGATTATTACAGTATTGGTTTTAGTGATTATTGTTCTTTATTCTACTATTGTTTGTCGTGGTTATTGGAAAGATGATCATGTGAATAATTGTTCTTGCGAAGCTAATTCAAACCAACGAATTTAATTAAGGCGGTGGTTTATATTAACAAAGCTAACAGATTAAAAGAAATACGTCCTAATGATGCATTAATACTTATCAAATCTGTTGGATTAAGAAAGAAATATGAACAGGTTTTGATTATGAGATACGTGTATGATATGTCATGCACGGAAATTGCAGATGCATTACATATGGAAGTACAAACCATAAGGAACAGAGTATGCAAAGCAAGAAAAATGTTCGATAAATATGTGAGCAATCTATAATGGTTGCTCATTTTATTTTGGGTATTTTATGAGTATTATTCGAGTATTAAATTATTTATTACGTAAACATATAATTAAATCGTAAAGAGGTGGTTGAAATGTATAACAATTATAATCCAGCACAAGCACGAATTGACAGTTTGATGCAGCAAAGACAAATGATAGATCAACAAATTCAGCAAGTACAACAGTATGCAAATATTCCACCTATCAACATTAATAATCAGATTACACCACAACAACAAGGTAATTTTGATTTTAATGGAAAATGGGTGAATGATGAGAATGAAGCTAGAAACTTTGCGAATGCAAATTTACCAACGATTTTATTTGATAACAATAAATCTATTTTTTATATGAAATCTTTAGATGGAACATTTAAAAAGTTCAAATTTGAAGAAATCACGGAAGATAATTCTAACAGTATTGAAAATCGTGTAAATGGAATCGAAAAGAAATTAGATGATTTGATATGTGCATTAAGCAAACCACCAAAACAAGCTAATGAGCAACCAAAGAAAGGAGCACAAACAAAATGAATCCTTTAAAAAGTATTATGGGTAATATGAATCCAATGAATATGATGAATATGGGAAATCCCCAACAAATGTTAATGAATATGTTGTCACAGAAAAATCCACAAGCATTTCAACAATTTCAAATGCTTATGAACAGTGGTCAAAATCCACAAATGATTTTAAATCAGATGATGGGTAATTTAAATCCACAACAAAAGCAACAACTGCAACAAATGGCAAAACAGTTTGGAATTAGGTAATAACGGATAAACCGTTATTATAGAAAGAAAGGAGAACATATATGATGGAAAACGGAATGGGAATTCAACCAACTTACAACTTAGCTGAAAGAGATGACGGCTTTGGGAACGGTGGAGGTTGGTGGATTTGGATCTTGCTAATCTTCGTGTTATTTGGATATGGAGGATATGGCAACGGAAACCTAACAAATGATTCTTTGTTAAATGAAGAATTCATTAAACGAGATATTTTTAACACAAACACAAATGTATCTCAAACAGGTTGTCAAACTCAACGAGACGTACTAGAAAGTCGCTATACTAATCAGTTAGGACTTCAAAACTTGCAAGCTCAGCAACAAGAATGTTGCTGCAACACTCAACGAGCAATTGACAATGTAAATGCTCAAAGTTTCAAAAACACTTGTGACATTACAACAGCAATTCATTCAGAAGGTGAAGCAACACGTGCGTTGATCAATGCAAACACTATGCAAGAATTACGTGATCGTTTAGCTGATCGTGATCGTGAATTATTGACGGCTAATTTCCAATTAAGTCAACAGGCACAATCAGCAAACATCATTAATACTTTGCAACCAACACCAAAACCAGCTTACATTACATGTTCACCATATTACGCTTATAACAACGGATGTGGATGTAATGGCTACAACAACTTATAATCTAGCACATATGTGATTAGGCGATTGCCTTTGGATTTAATGGGATAGTCGAAAGGCTATCCCTATTTTAATAGGAGGATAAAAGAAATGATTAATAGTATTGCTACGGCTGTTCAGACAGTCGATAATTCAAATAATGTTTTGTTTCCTACAGATCGTGTAAGATCAAAATCATGCCAGTGTCCATGTAAAGGATGGTTGGCACACGATCTAGGAAGCGGATTGTTTACACTAACAAAGCAAGGTATCTATGAAGTAACTTATACTGCGGACATTACGAGTGCAGCGGCAGGACAAGCTTCTCTAGTGCTTGAACTAAACGGAGAAGCAATTGGTGGAACACAATCTATTTATACTGTTGCAACTGCAAGTGCATACGGAAATGTGAGTGGAGACACTTTAATTCAAGTTCCATGTGGTGCATCTTATACAATTGCATTAGCAAATGACAGTGGTTTAGATCTATCTGTTCAAAATGCAAACATTATCATTAAAAAGATTGCGTAGGTGAAATATATGCATAAAGCAATGGAAGTTAATGAGAAGATAATGCATGAGTCAGTAAACATGTTAGAGAAATATGGATATGCAGAATCTTATTTCCATGCATTATCTCAAGCTTTAGATAATATCAAAGACATTGAAACTATAGAAGCAATGAGAAATAAATATCAAATTGAGATAGGAAAAGATGGAGTTTCAACTGTTGCAAGATTAAAAGAAGATAATGATGGATATAATATTCATGATCCAGAAACAGAAGATATTGTTTATAAGCTTGCAGAACATTTGAAAAAATATAAAGCGTTCAAAGAAGAATATAAGCGTACAAAAGGTGAGATGGATTTGGAAAAGTCTCATCGTGAATTAGATAAGACTATGAAATGTATGCAACAAATCGTAACTATGATTCATGGATGCGTTGATTCAGATGAAGAAAAAACAATGATTAAGACACATATACGAGACATGTTTAATATGTATCAATAAGGCCGTTAAATACGGTCTTTTATTTTGTACAGTGTACAAACGATTTAAATACTATCATTAGGATAGGAGGTATTTGAAAATGAAAAAATATAGTAAAGAATGGTGGATTCAATATGGCTATTATGCAAGTATCAGAGCATTAAAGACAATTGCTCAAACTGCTGTTGGTGTTATTGGAGCATCTGCATTATTGGAAGCCGTTGATTGGCGAGTTGTAATTTCGTCAGCGTTTTTGTCAGGCATCGTCTCGTTGCTGACTAGTATTGGCGGATTACCTGAAATTAGTGTACCGGAGGAATAATAATGAATGATGAAGAAAAAGTAGTAGATTATGAGAATCTATCAGAAGAAGCAAAAGAAGAATTAAGCAATGGCAAGGAAGAAGGTGTAGATGAAGAATGTCATATTCCGGATTAGCAACATATTGTAACAGAACATCACAACATTATGATGGTCGTTTTGGATATAAGGTTTGTAAAATCACTCCACACTACATGGCTGCGGCATGGAGTGGTAAACAATGTGCAGATTATTTTGCGCGAAATACTCGTCAAGCATCTTCCAATTATTGTATTGGAATTAATGGAGACATTGCATGCAGTGTTGATGAAGAAAATGCTGCATGGACAAGTTCAAATTGGTTGAATGATTCTCAATCAATTACAATTGAATGTGGAAACATTAATAACGCAACTGGAGAAATGACGCAAGCTACTTGGGATAGCTTGGTGAATCTATGTGTTGATATTTGTAAACGATATGGATTTAGATTGAACTATACAGGAAATTCTAGCGGATCATTGACTATGCACAAAATGTTTGCGGCTACATCATGCCCTGGAGCATGGTTGGAAGCACGTATGCCACAATTGGCTAATGAAGTAAATGCAAAGTTAGATGGAAAGGTTGAAACACCAAAACCTACAACTCCAAGTGGAGAAAAATATTCAGTTAATTTACCTATCTGTACAAACACATTGAGTGTGAATTGCTACGGAACTTCTACAGTTAAAAAAGGTGATTGGTCAGGTGTCATTGGTAGAGTAATTAAAGGAACAAAATATCCATATCGTGTTGATCGTAATGGAGTAGCGATTGGATGGACTAATGATGCTGGTATTGATACAGACCCTCATGTGCCAGTTGGCGCCACACAGTCTAGCGCAGAAGCTATCGACCAAATTTTGCATGAAGGTAGCTATGTTACATCTGTACATATGAAAATTGGTAATCAAGGCTTGAAAAAGATTGGTGATGATTTATGTTGTTACTTATCTCAATTAGGCGGTTGGTTTCCAATTCGATTGGTCGACAAAGTGCCAAACTCAGACGGATATAACGACAATGTGTTACACACCACAAATGCAATTGTATATGTAACACGTATTCGTGTGGATGAAGTCAATGTGAAAAAGAATCTTGCAAAGATTGGCGGAGTTTGGGTAAACTGTGGCCCATTGATTGAGGTTCAATAAAAAAATTCAAAAAGTGTTTGACATAATATAGTTTATACTGTATTATCTTTCTTGCGTGAAGCAGTGAGGTACATTTTGGGGTACAAAACAACAAAGTGTTATCAAAACACGTAGATAACGATGTAAATAACATCAAATATCAATAGATATGAGGTATTTATATAATCCCCTCATCTGCTCCATTGAATTTTAAGCCTTTATTTAAAGGCTTTTTTATTTGTCTTGGGGTATATTGGGGTACAATTTGATATTAAAATATTGAATTATACCCCTTTTTTGCATATTATGGACATATAAGAGGGCACAAAAATGGCAGTGGAATTAGATAAGAAAACAGGAAAATATATGTTTGCCGGAAAAATATATAAAGATGGTAAATGTATAAAGAGATATCGTAAGCGTGGTTTTGATTCTAAATGGGAAGCACAAAAAGCTGAGGTTGAATTCAGGAAAGATTTTTTTATGCTTCCATCCGACATGAATTTTGATAGACTATATAAAGCTTTTAAAGAATATAATAAAAAGTACGTAAAAGAATCAACACTAAAATCAGATGAATATTTGTACAATGTTCTTTCTAAGGAAATGAAAGATATTGATTTTCTAGACAAAAGGCAAATGCAAAACTTGATCAACAAATTTGATGAGAAATATTCAAAGGCATATGTATCAAGAATATATTTCTTTTTAAATAAGCTATATAAATTTGGTGTTACTACTGAATACATTCCAACCAATCCAATGACATATGTAAAACGTGATCTTAGATTGAATGAAAGAAAAGAAGAAATGACAATATGGCAGCAATATGATTTTGATTTGTTTATTGAAGAAGTAGATGAACAAATGATGAAATGTTTTTATTCTGTTTTATTCTATATGGGATTAAGAAAGGGTGAAGCAATGGCCCTACAATGGAAGGACATTGATTTTAGAAAACAAACGATAGACATCAATAAAACATATAGATACAAAGAGAAAGATCCTAATAAGTGGCTTACACCGCCAAAAACAAACAATAGCTATAGAACTATCACAATGCCTAATACATTGTCTAAAATGCTTCGAGAATGGTTTTTAGAATGTTCTAAATGGGATGATTTCACAAAAGATAAATTTGTATTTGGATATTATAAACCAATATCACCTCAGACAGTACAAAGAAGATTTGATGATGCATATAATAAAGCAAAAGAAAAAGATGATGGATTGCCTAAAATAAGAATTCACGATTTTAGACATTCACATGCATCATTTCTAATTAATAACATGGCAGGCGCAGGATTCTCTGATTTTGATATAGCCAAACGCTTAGGAGATACAGTTGAAACATTGCATAATACATATGCACACTGGTTTGATACAAAAGATAAGAATATTGTAGATATGATGAATAAGTTATTGTAAATGTGACATAAATAATGTTAATATAAATAGGTCTTAACTAGCACCCATTTATAAGGGAATATGTGGTGATTGAGACTTTTACAGATTTGATTCTGTTAAGCTATGATTAAACATTGTGTTCCATAATGCATAGTGTTTATAGCTTCCGTAGGGTTGTATGTGTTTACCTCAAGTTGGATAGGTCTGTTGACTGAAAGAAAACATTCTGATTGTGTATGTGAGGATAGAAAGATGGCTATCGCGCACGAAAGTGTCAAGGGTAGGAATGTAAATTCTGATGAGATGTGGGAACTATCGCCCCATCATATACACAAAATGAACCTTGGTAGCAACATAGTTGTATACCATTGATTAATTTACCTTGGCAACGCAAAAGCGGATGTCACTGAATCGGTCCTTGTCATTTGACAAGGTCTTTTTTTGTTTATAAACTAAAATAGTTAGAGGTGTGTATGAAGATAATCGATTATGTAATAAAAGGACTTAAAAATATAAACTTGTTTCCAAAGGCTGAGATTAAAATAGGATCGTTTTATGACGACTATATAGCATTATCTAATGATTGGAATATAGTTGGTGAAGATATTAAACAAGTTATGAATGAATATAAAATGAAAAACAGATAGTGTATGCTGCTCAACACCACTATCTGTTTTTCATTCTCTGCTAATCTTTTCTTGAGGAAATAGAAAAAAGCCTAAAATATTTATCATGTACACATGAATAATAACATCACATTTTAAAAAGAGTAATGAAAAATGCAAAATATTAATAAATATTTACAAAGCAAAATAAGTTATTAATAATATAACCAAAAGTACATTAAAAATTCTACCCCCCCCCGAAAAAAATCCGAGACTGGTAATGTAATTTATAACCATTTGCACATTTTAGTATTATATTTGTACAATTTAATACTAAACAGACATTGACATATAGAATTTAAGACTTATTATATTAGAATAAGGAAAACGTTTTTCTTTTTATTCATAAAAAATGAATGGAAAGGGATGATCTTATGGAAAGGGATTTATGGATAACGAAATTAATTATCCTAGCAGAAAAACTTAACGTGGATGATCTGCAAATTCTGTATAATCATGCACAAAGACTGCTGTTATCATCTAAAAATGAATAACACTAATACCTATAGGTATTTACGCGCAAATTTAAAAGAAGAATACTAAATGGAAGAACAAAAGAGAATCGCAATTGCAGAAAGATTTGAATGCTATGAAGGCTAAATGAAGCAAGAAGAAATTTGGTCTGATGAAGTAGTTGGCAAAGAAGAAATATAAGCTAGGGAATTTACCCTAGCTTATATTTTTAATATCCGTTTTGTGTTACACCATATTCTGCTTGTTCTTGTGTATAACCTTCATAAATCAATTGATCTATTAATCCTTGTCGAGAGAATGACGATATGTCTAAATATTCTTTTGCTGATTTAGCGGCCTGCTCGTTCCAGTTTGTGTTGCAGTTATCAGCTGCATAAGTGGCTTCCTCTGTTGAGTAACCTTCATATTCTAGTTGATGAATTAATCCTGAATAAGAGAATGCAGAAATATTTAAATATTCTCTTGCAGTTCTTAGTGCATTTTTTTCTCCTGTTGTTGGAGATGGAGTTGATGCATTTGAATTTGTACTTGGAGTAGTTGTAGTTGGTGAAGAAGATGAATTGTTTGAAGAAGAGTTTGAAGTGGTTGAATTTGTATTGCTTTGTTCTTCTTCCTCTTTTTTATCGTTAACAACTACATTATCAACAATACTATCAAATTCATTTTCGTAATCGTATTTCAATCCTTCGTTAGGCTGAATTAATATCATACTGATAAATGATGTTTTATTGTTATTTGATAAAAGATATATAAAGCATTTTGACGGTGTGCTTGTATCGTTGTTACTGTCATCATCATTTAACGTCAAATTTCCTGTTACTTCTGAATAATATACAGTACGACCGGCACTATTTAATGTTTTTATTCCATAACTTGTATCGGTATCCTCCATGAAATCATCTCTGTCTTTTAAAGCATCCATAAAGGCATCCGCTGCTTCACTATTCAATTCCATATCCATTAAAGTGATGGTTAAAATAGGATATCCTTCATCCGCCCTGAATGATAGCCCTTCTTTTGTACTTACGACATTTTGAAAATACTCAGGTAAGTATATAGTAAAATCACCAATTTCAAAAGAATTTGCTTTTAAATCATCTGATTCTCTGTCGGTGATTTCTTCTGTTTGGTTATCAGCTTTAACTCTTTCTTTGTAGCTTGTACATCCTGTGCACATAGATAGTGCAAGCGTAGCAATCCCAATAGTTTTGAATAATTTCATTTTTTTAACCCTCTTTTGTTTACGTCAAGTAAACGCTTTCCATTTTCTATATTAATCATACAATAAATCTAACCAAAAAAGAACAACCTATTTGTTGTTCTTTTCTTTTTCTCTTCTTGCTATTTCTCTTTCAACAATTGAATTTAAATAATCGGCAACTTGTTGTCTGACTTCTTCAGGCGCTTCCAAATATCCTCGAACAAGTGGCCGTTCTTTTTCAGTTAAGCCATAATCTTCCATGATTTGATCTATCTTTGACTCAGGAATGGAAATAAATTTATTTTCACCAATACCTTCTGTTAACCAAGCATAGTCAATATTATATTCACGACATATGGATCTAATAACGATTTCTGATGGATGATGAAGTCCTTTTTCGATGTTATTAATAGAACTTCTTGAAACTCCGATAGGAGCACCAAATTTTTCCATGCTTAAATTCAATTCTTGTCGAATCTCTTTGACTCTTGAACCGATATTATCATCCATTATTACATCACCTCAATCTAAATGTATTATAACGTTTTAGCTTTCAAATGTATATAAATAATACAAAAAAATATTATTTGTCCATTGAAATGTATTATGATAATGCTATAATGTTTACAGATAATACATTTAATACATAAAATGTATTATGAAAGGAGGGATGTGATGTCAGCTGATGAAAATGTCAAAGAAGCCTTGGAAAAGCTTGAGAAGATGGGTTATGACATCGAAGAGTATGACCAAGGGTATATCGCGTGTATTTTAGATCGAAGCAAAATTCAAGATTCAAAAGGAAAGGAGAACGAAGAAAAATGAAAGCATATGTGACTGTTAGAGATGTGATGCTTGTTTTACCTGTAAAAGATACACAAGCTAGAAAGATTTTACATAATCTACGCAGACAAAAAAATAAAAAGGGTGAAATATTTGAAGGATCATATCGAGACACTATGCTTGGAAAGATTCTTGCAGTTCCCACTCCAATATTTGTTGAGTATTTTCCTGAGACTAAAAGTGCGCTTAATGACATTTGGAAGGAACAAATAAAAAGCACGCTTGACCAAGCGTGCTAGGGTAGTGAGCCCTGCATAAATTAACCACATGATTATTATATCACAGAAAATTAAAGGAGTAATGAAAATGGCAAAAAAAGAAGAAAAAGAAAATTGGGTGATTCCCGATTTCGATAACTATGAGATCAGTAAGTTAGATGACAAGTATCTCATTAATTTGAAACCTAAGCCAAAGAATTATGTAGTTGCATGTACATTCATTAATATTGCTTTACTTGCATTGAATGTATGCGTATTTTTATCTACTAAGGTGTTGGCTACAACAATCATCCAGGTAGTTAAGTAATATGACTAAGGATGAGTTACAAACAAAAATTGACGGGTTCATAGAAGAAGAAACAGCGGATGAAAAAAGTAAGAATACCATTCGTAAATACAAACATGTAACTATCTTGTTTGTTAACTCATTGCCTGATGGTGAAATACAGAAGTCCGATATAGTTGGTGTTAAAGATAAACTGCTGCATGATTATAAAATCAGTACAGTAAACAACTATATTGTGATCATTAATAAATTTATTAAATATAGCGAAATCATTGATGCGGATGATGATTTTAATTTCCTGAAACTTAAAAAATATTATTCAAAAAACTTATTGAAGAACGTAAGAGTCCAGAAAGATGATTCTTTGGATGATATTTTAGAACCTAATGAATTTCAAAGGCTATTGAAAAAAGCCCGTGAAATCAATCGTATGGATTTATACGAGATCATGAAGGTATTTGGATATACGGGCATTCGATTGAGTGAATTACAGTTCTTCACTGTAGAAGCAGTAACGGATGACAATGTGTATGTTATGAACAAAGGAAAAGGTAGAGGAATCATTCTACGTTCAGACTTGCGTCGAGAGCTCCTTAAATACTGCAAGGACAACAAAATTGAAGAGGGGTGTATATTTACATCTTCTGATAAGAAAAACCCTGTAAATGCTCGTGTATTGTCTAGAGACTTAAAGATGATTGCCGGTAAATGCAGAGGGATTAAGCTTGGCAAAGTACATCCTCATGCATTTAGACATTTGTTCGCCATTCAGTATTTGATGCAGAATGGTGAAAATGCGATTGCTGAATTGGCTGATATTCTTGGGCATTCTAGTTTAGAAACCACAAGAATCTATGTTCGTACAACAAGGAAAATGAAAAAGCAGAATCTTGAATCATTGAGTTATGCGAAAAGAAAGTAGGTAATATGACAGCAACAACAACAATGGCGGTAATAATTATTATGGCCCTTATTTTAGCGGTTGTTAATTGTTTTGTATGGGATTTTCCAGGAGTGGTTCTTTATTGGATCTATGAAATAGTGATTGTATTACTTGTCAGTCTTTTGCTCGTGTAAAGAGATATCGAATTCAATTAGATTGTGGATTAATGGAGATAGCTCTTGAAGCAACGCAAATGCATCTTTGTATTTTTTATCAGTAATTAAATCATTAATCCTGATTAAATATTCAGTGATTTGATTATCTGAAATAGATAAAGCTTTTAAAAAATATGTTTTATATTGTTGCTCGCTTTGTATATTCATTGTTTTAGAAACAATAATGTAAGATGCACATTCAAGATAATTTAAATAAATATCTCTTTTGAAAATTGACAACTGATAATTTCTGTCTTCTAGTATTTCAAATTTACGTATTTTAGTGTTGTATTTGCAGTTTATATAATTTGCAATAGACGGAGAAATAAGTGCTACAAAAGTAATAAGGGCAAGAATATAATTTGGATCAATATTTAACATTTTAGTTACCTCTTTTCGAGGTAATTATACAAGACGGGAGAAACAAATGAAAGAAGCTACTAATGTTAATACAGGTGATGTTATCCAGGTTCAAAATGCATCATATGAGGTTCTACAAGTAGTTCCTGATGCAGCTTATATGTTTGAAGAATATGGAATAACAGCTGCTCTCGTACAAAGAAAAAATGTTTCTTGTATGGGTGCAGCATATCGTTTTTATCAGGTAGATGGAAGGTTTTATGAGCTTGTGATTCTACCTAAAAGTAATACAAGGAATAGAAAGAAAATAGAGACGATGTCTTTATTTTGAGGATAAGAAATGAAACACAGTTTTGAAATTGCAATTGCCGACAAATACGGCATTGAAGTTGCTGTTGTATTTGATATGTTTTGTTTTTGGATCAACAAAAATGAAGCAAATAATTACAACTATCATGATGGAAAATATTGGACGTTTAATTCTGCAAAAGGATTTAAAAAATTATTTCCATACTGGAGTGAAAAAAAGATACAAAGAATACTTCAAAAAATGGTTGATGAAGATTTGATTATCAAAGGAAATTACAATGAAAATCCTTGGAATCAAACAAGCTGGTATGCATTTGGAAATATGGGTGAAAAGTTAAAAAATGCTTTATCTATCGATTGGTCAAATTTGTCCAATGCATTTACCGAATCTGTCCAATGTACAAAAGACAAATCTGTCCAATGTACAAAAGACAAATCTGTCCAATGTAAGACAGTTAATAAAACATTTATATACACAGTTAATAATAAAAGAAATATAAAAGAAAGTTCCGACGACACTGATTTATCAGCATCAGAAACAATCCCTTATGTTGAAATTATTGACTACTTGAATTCTAAATGTTCAAAGAATTACAAACACAGTAATCGTATTGCTAGAGATAAGATTCATGCTAGATGGAATGAAGGATTCAGGTTAGAAGACTTTAAGCTTGTGATTGATGTGAAATCGCATGAATGGTTAAACGATACAGAGATGAACAAGTATCTAAGACCAGATACGTTGTTTGGATCTAAGTTTGAAATTTATCTGAACAGTGTAGCACCTAAACAAAAAACAAATAATTTTGTGATCACGAAAGGAATGAAGATGTAATGCAGTCAGTTAGTGAAATAATCCAAAAACAAAATGATACGAACAATGAGAAATATCTTAAAAGCAAACATTGCCAAAGCAATTGTGACAAATGCATGGCAGCAGGCGCTTGTGGTATTTGGGAAAAGCCAGCGTATTATGACGGGAAATACTTGGTGGCTGCAACAAAGGTGTTCTGTTCAAAAAGAAATGACTGTGAGAAACTATCAAGCTATCGCAGTGAATGGATTGAGAAGAACAAAAAGAACAGTGGCTTAAAAGATTTGTTAAACAAACGAATCAATGATTTCGTTGCATCTGATCCGTGGCAGGAAGCAATCAAAAAAATGGCAGTGAATTACATCCAGGATTGTAAAAACAATTTTGCAGAACATACTCCTTGCAATTGGCTGATGTTTCTAGGTCAGAGCGGATGTGGTAAAACACATCTATGTTCAGGAATCAGTAATTGGTTGTTAGAACAAAATAAACGCGTTCTGTACGTCAGATACATTGAGTTGAGCAATTCTATTAGCAACTTTGATTATTCACTTCTAGAACGTGCTAAACACGCTCAAATCTTGTATCTAGATGATTTGTTTAAATCTAGTGCCAATCGATTAGACGATAAAGCAATCTTTGATTTGATTGATTATCGCTATAACAACAACATGCAGACGATCATATCCTGCGAAAGAACAAGTCAGGAAATGATTGATATCAATGAAGCAGTTGTTGGAAGAATTGTTGAAAAGTGCAATGGTTTCTTCTTTGAAATTGAGAAAGAGCCTGGAAAGAATTACAGGTTGAACTGATGGCAAAGAAAAAATATAAAGTTCTTAGAAAAGTAAGAACGAAGGGTGTTGTTTATTTGATGCAAAATCCGGATGATCCATTAGATATCAAGGGTGAGGTAACAGATTTAGAAGTTATGGCAACCCTAAAAATTAAAAAATCTAGATTTGATTCCTATGTATCAGTGCTCGCTCCTTTTTACAGAGGTTGTATCTTGATTGAAAAAGAAACAAAAGACAAGAGATATCTAACAAATGAGCCGGTTTTGATTCATACCGCAGAAAGCGGCAGAAAATACTATGCTTATCCAGATTGTACAGTAAGATACGCCAAAAAAAGCGGTGGTATGAAAACACTGTCGAATTACAAACACAAAACAAAATGGATGGTAAAGATAAATAAAAAAGAAGTGAATGCAGCCAGGATATTCGCAAAAGCTTTTATAAAGAGAGATTTAGATTCAGATGATTGCGTTCTTGTTTATGGAAAGGAACTCAAGTTAGATGCGATTGATGTTGTTGATAGAAGCAAATGTGCAAGCATAACAGGTTCTTTAGCAACATCAAGATATGAAAGAAAAAAAATCGGACTATATAAATATGGTGTATTGGTTAGATCATGGCCATCGAGCAGAGCAGCTGCTAAAGATTTATTTTGCAGCTATCAAACTGTTTTAGATACATGTCATGGAAAAGTGAAAAAGCCATCGTTTGATATTCGCTTTTTATGAGGTGAATATGGCACGAAAAATATACGGAATATACAAGGATGATCTACCTGCGTGCATTGGAACAGAAGATGAATGTGCAGCATTTCTAGAAACAACGATCAATGGATTTAGATCAATGCTTTCCAAGCAGAAAAAAGGAATACAAAAGCGTTCAAGAAAAGGATTTGTAATCGTAAAAATATGTGAAGAATTGGAATTGGAGGAAATAGAATGATTGAACTAAAAGTTATTGAAAAATTCATGGAAGACAATGGCTTAGAACCATATGATGCATTTGATGTGGATGGTGATTTTAAGCAATGCAACCCACTGTATTTTAATGAAGATTTAGAGTTACGATCAATGGAATTTGATTCTAGAGATCTTGATTTCTTTGGTTGGAAAGAGTGTTTATATAGATTATTAACCGGTAAAGATCATGTTGAAGTTGTTGCCGAAGAAAAGAAAAATCTTGTTTGTAAGGTATCTGTTAAAGGATATGTTATGTCGGATGAAGAATTTGATTATTTAAAAAAAGCATGTTGTGTAGCAAGTAATGTTGCGTCTGAAAAAGACGAAAAAAACATTTATAGAAATTTGCAAGAATATTTAGCGACAGGTGAAATAGACTAAAGAAAGTTATTTCAAAGGTCAAAAAAGGTGAATACAGTGTTCAAACGCAAAGAAGTATGATTCATCCACAATATGCACGTAGATTTATAAAACAGTACGTTTTAAAGGAGCTAACATGGAAAAATATTTGTTTACAGCGAATATATTCGCTCGATTATCAGAAATCGTAGAAGCTGATTCAGAAAAAGAAGTTATGGATAAGATTAGAAATCAAAAATCTTTTGAAATTAAGCAAGAAGATTTGAACGTTTATCCAGCATCAATTGAGATTACAAAAATCAAAGAAAAAAAGGAGAAAAACAACATGGAATTAAAAGAAACAGTAGAGTTAATGAACTCTGAAGATTACAAAGAAAGATTTGTAGCAGAATATCACCAAGTAAAAATCAGATATGAGAAATTGAAGAATTTCTGCAACAAAATTGAAGTTGAAGAAATGTTAGGCAAAGAAGTAACAAAACATGATTGCCCACTTGAACTATTAAGAGAGCAACAAAAATACATGGGATTGTATTTATCCGTTCTTGAAAAAAGAGCATTAATCGAAAATGTTGAGTTATAGAAAGGGTATCAACAATGAGCAAATGTAATAAATGCAAATATGAATATTCATCAAAGTTAGATGAGCCTTGTAAATACTGTAGAGAGAAATGTGGCGTAGTTACTTTAGGTTATCAAATGTCAGAAGATAAATTCGTGCCAAAAGAAGAACAACCAACAACTGAACATAACGGATGTGATGGATGTGTATCTGAACATTTATCAGAGTTTGAAGAACCTTGTATAAATTGTAAAAGAACATATAAACACGATACTATGGCATATTTAAAAGCAAAGGATTGTTTCAAACCAAAAGAAGAAAAAGTAGATGATGAAATCGACATGGTAAATCATCCACCGCATTATGTGGGACACGGCATCGAGCCAATCGAATTTATCGAATCTCACAACCTAAACTTCTGTCTTGGTAGTGCCGTCAAATACATTGCACGAGCACCTTATAAAGGCACTGAATTAGAGGACCTAAAGAAGGCAAAATGGTTCCTAGAAAGAGAGATAAAGAAACATGAACGCTAAAGATATGGAATTGATTAGGAAAATGTTGAAAAAACAAGCCAAGCTAGATAATGCCATCATGGAAGAATATGGCTTAACTGAAATTAATAAAGACAATTTGATGATGGCTATATTAGACGAAGTAGGCGAATTAACTCACGAATTAAAAGGTGATTGGTGTTGGTGGAAGAAAACTCAACCACAAGTTGATGAAGAAAAGGTATTAGGCGAATTAGTTGATATTTGGCATTTTGTGTTATGTGAGCAAAATATTTGTAATTTTGGCGAAATGACATTAGGAAGTTACTTACAAGAAAAAGAGATTGTAGATACGTTCTTAGAGCGATTGAAATCCAAACGTGTATTTTTACCTTTGTTTTTAACCGAATTAGTTCGTAGAGATTGCTATAGTATCGAAACATTAATTGCAATCACAGAATACTTAGGTTTCACGATTGAAGATGTGAATAAAGCATATTGTGACAAAAACAAAGTGAATTATCAAAGATTGAAAGAGGGGTATTAAGATGTGGATTAGAAGTCAAGATTTATTCACGCTAGTTAAGTGTGAGCGTTTATTTGTTAGGCAATGTGCGAATGATTCTTTTGAGGTTATTGGAGATGGAATTATCACTTTAGGAAGTTATTCTACATTAGATAAAGCTTTTGCTGTATTGGATGAAATTCAAGAAAAAATTGAATATCCTTATCCAAGTAAAATTATGCCATCTATTGGCACAAATTGTTACCATTTAATCGAAAATAACAAGTTTTACCAAATGCCACAAGATGAGGAAGTGGAAGTATAGAAATGAAGTGTGATAATTGTAAATTTGAACGTTGTCAATCAAGCGAATGTGGCACTGAATATTATTGTGAGATTTTTGGATATGATGTACCGGAAGAATTTGAAGCAGATGAAGGATGTAATTTAAGATACAACGAAGCCAAAAGGTTTTGTGAACTTAACGATAAGTGCATTGAAAAGTATTATGAATCTATGAACTTGTGCCATTCTCTATATAATAGAAAACCAACAAAAGAGAAACAAGCAGAGATTCATAAAGAGATTCATAAAGTTAATAAAGAGTATAGTTTAGCGGTGAAAAAATTACAAGATTATCAAGATGTTCTTGAAAATAGGAGAAAGAAAAAATGACAGAAAAAGATTTAGAAGAATTCGAAAAAGAATTCGGATTCAAATTGTTGCCTACAGGATTTAAAAAGCCTTTATCAGAAATCACAAAAGATGAATACAGAGAACGTATTGAATATCTGTGGAACGCAATTATTAATGATAATTCAAATGAGGAGGATGATTTCTAATGGAAGGGTTTGTTCAAATGTCACTAAAAACATATGATTCGTTAAAATCTAATGTTGAGTATTTAAAAGGAGAACTCAAAAAGGAAAAAGGATCACATAATGAAGATGTTGCACAAGCCAAAAAAGAAATAAATGATTTGGCTGAAAAAATAGATCAGTATAAGCAGCACATTCTAGAACATGATTGTAAATTTATAAATATTGAGGTCTATTCACTAGAGCAATATTTGAATATAGATTCATGGACCTATGGAATGAATTACAAAGATGAATTATTAAACCTAGGGATCACAAAACAAGAAATGGATGGATTTATATGTGATAGGTACGAGGAATTAGTGAAACAGAAAGAAGAAGATGAAGATGATTGAAGAAAGAATTGACAGACTAATTAAAGTGTATAAGGGAGAAATTGATAGAAATAATCAAATAATTGAAAATCATAGAAATACATTAATTGAATTTCTAAATCAAGGATTGTACTATCACATTCGATTAAAAGCTGAAAGAATTGAGCAAAAAAAATTAGAAAACGAATTGTTCGAAACGTTTATTGCATTGCTTGAAGATGTAAAGGCAGGAGAGAGAAAATGAATAACTATCAATATGCGTTTGAAAAACTGTCAACTCTAGATTCTCCTGATGTTGAACAAATTGAACAATTGGAAGTGCGTGGCGCAGACTATTATCACGAGTTACTTGATACTTTATATGATCTGGTTGAAAAAGAAACGGCAACAACACCTGATATTGAAGGTGATGGATATTACAAAGGAGAACTTGTGTATGATACATGGATTTGTCCACGGTGTGGCACTAGATATGAAATCGATTATGACGAATATGAGTATTGTCCGAAGTGTGGCCAACACATTGATTTAGATAGCTTAGAACAAGAATGTGAGGATACAGAGGATGAAGAATAAAATTGAATGTGAAAAAGCAGTTGGTGAAATTTGCGAAATGTGTTTTAAAAAACACGAACTAGAGTATGGGAACCAACCTATTAATTGTGCTTTTAGGGAATTTGATAACGAAGATTGCCCAACTGTTAAGGTATTAAAAGATTTAATTCAAGAGCATTTTGATGGAAAGGATGATGAGATTTAATGGCAACAAAAGAAGAATATGTAGAAGCTTTAGAACGTATGAAACAAGTAGATTTCGACTTCGATGGTTGTATTAGTACAATGAACAAATTCAAAGAAGATATAAATTTACTTACAGGATTAGTAAATGAGCATTTTGAAGAAAAGCAAGAAACTAATTATGAACATTTTAAAGATGAAATCATAGAAAATTGTATGTTTAATCTAGCAATAGTCAAAGGAAAACCTAAACTATGTAATAGTGTTGTTTATTGCAGTGATTGCGAATTTTATGTGTGTAAAGACAATGAAAATAATTGCAACGAAAAATTTAAAGAATGGTTAAAGAAGCCACATGAAAAGCAAACATACAAATTAACTCAATTTGAATATGATTTATTACAACATTTCTCGGTTGATTTTAAGTTCAAGGAAATGGGTTTACTAAAAGAAATGAAAGAAAAAGGACATTTCAAGAATATTAATGGTGACGAATTGATTAAAGATATTCTAGAAAGTTGTGAGGTAATCAAATAATGCAGAAAGCTATATTACTTAGTTTAGATGATACGTATGAAGAAGAATTGATTAGTAGTACTGGTAAACACAAAGAAGATTACATCGGTCAAGTTGGTAATATTGTTCATCAGCAAAACATTTGCGTACTAGTTGGCACGACTAGATATTTGTACGACATCGAATTTAATGATGGTGCTAGATTTTGCGTAGACAGAGAACAGATTGAATTTGTCGGAGAGAATGAGTGATGATTTATTTTATTGCAGGACTCTTTTTCGGTAGCATTGCAGCAATGATGTTGTATTCGATTGTTGTATCTGGAAGAATCAACAATTTAGAAGATCAGAATGAAGTGTTAATGCACGAATTGGAACAAAAGAAAAAGGACTTGCGAGCATACAAATGTATGTATCGCAGTTCTTATGAAGGATTTGAGAGCATGCGTAAAAAGGAGATTAAATAATGAGTGGTGGAAGTTATTGTTATATGTTTAACCGAATTGAAGAAGAATATGTAGGTAGAATGTTTGATTCGCAATTAAATAGCATGATGAAAGATTTAGTTGAAGTTCTACACGATTTAGAATGGTGGCAATCATGTGATTGTGATGAAAAACGTTATCGTGAAAAAGTTACTAAGTTCAAAAAGAAATGGTTCAAACAAACTAAGATCGATGTACAAAAGCAAATCGAATCAGAGTTTGAACAAACAAAAAATCAACTATTGAAAGAGTTTGAATATTTGAAGGATGATGAAAAATAAATAGATTGGAGAAAGTGGAATGGTTAATATGAAAGAATATCAACCAAAAATTGATAGAAGCAAAATAAAAGTTCCTGAATATTTGAAAAAAAGTAAAGAACCTGAATATAAATACAAGGTTGCATGGGATGGCACCAATAATGAATATATTGAAGAATTATTAAATAATGGATGGAGTATTTTTAATGTTATAAATCATATGATTATATTTAGAAAGGAAAAAGATGTTAAAGAAATACAGGATTAAATATATCAAAGACAATAATATTTGTGTGATGGAAGTCCAGGAGGAATCGAAAAGTATGGCAATGTATAAATTCTATATGAAACACCCATCATGCAGCATTGAGGAAATTGAAGAGATTGCATAGGAGAGAAAATGAGTAAAACGGATTATGAAGAATATGTAGATGTTCAGGTGGATACACTGATTAAAAAACTTGAAATGTTCAAGATCTATGAAAGAAAGTTTAAATCGTTGGATGGAATTTTGAAGGATTTGGAAGTTCGTAAAAAAGAATTTTCAGATCCAAAATCTCCATCGTTTGAACAAAGGTTGGATTCAAAGAAAAATATGGATATTACAAATGATGTTCTTGTAAAGTTTATTTCAAAAGAAAAAGTGCTTGAAGATGACAAGAATCTTATCTTAGGAAAGATGAGAGAAGTTGAAACAATTATTGATCTTATTCCAAATGATGATGTTCGTTTATATATGAAACGTCATTATATCGATGGAGAGTCGTTTGAGAAGCTTTCAGGAGAAAAGTACTGTAGCAGAATGAAAATGTATTACGCAATGAAAAAAGAGCTTAAAAAGCTCGTTATGGGAGATTTAAGCAAATGATTGATATGTTAAAAAGAATAGGCGAATGGATTGTGGATTATATCGTTGAGATACGTATATTTGGTTCACTGATTACCGTAATTGTGTTGCTCATATTTGCTATTTATTTTAGTTCAAATAATACATCATCACATTACAGCACTACGTTGATACCTGTCTACAATGGAAGAATAACTACTTTAATTCCGATAACAAGATGTTATTAATCGCATAAAAACGTGCTTGAAATTTCCATAAAGTTTTTATTTTATAAAAGTATTACAAAGTAGCCTATTTACTAGGCTTTTAAAAGGTTTGTAGTTAGTCTGATAATATATAGTTATCGGACATAGAAAAGAGGAATAAAATGAATAAATTATACAAATTATTAATGGTTGGAATGATTGGCCTTTCATTATTTGGATGTGCATCTTTGGATCGTTGGGGTACTGATATAAAATCAGATTTGAATGGTGGATTGAATAGGATAATCAATGTGTATACAGCAGATGGAAAAATTTTGGCAAGCTATGAGGGGAGAATTGATATTGAAATAAATGATGGCGGATATGTAAAATTTGATTGTGATGGAAAAAGATATGTTTATTATAATTGTTTTGTAGAAACGATTGCAGATAAATAGGAGTAATCTTATGGAAGATGCAAACAAAGTTAAATATGAAATTAAAAATGTATATGTAGTTCCTATTGAGCATGAAGAAGGTGGAAATGTTACGTATGGTACACCTGTAGCATGGGAAGGTTTTAAATCATTTACATTAGACCCGGAAGGAGATACAAATACATGTTATGCAGACAGCACTGCATATTTTACAGCGAACAGTAATAATGGATATTCCGGAAGTCTTGAAATGAATTTAGAAATAACTGATGAATTTACTATAGCAGGAAGAAAAAGTGTATCTGAGAAAAAGTTTTTAGGAGTAAAGAAAATGAAATACAAATTACCAAAGTTTTTAACAGAAAAACATATAAATATAGGTGATGAGCTTAATAAGCTGTTTATGATCAATAATACACAAAGTTTATTTGTACAATACGGAGATCGTGTTGTATGTGTTTATATGGCAGATGAAAATTTTTATAGGTGTAATTATGATAAGAATGGTATACTCGTTATTAAGCATTATATTTGTGAACCGCAATTCAAAAGTTTATATAGAAAGTTTTTAGACAATGAAATTGATTGCTTAAACTATGAAGACGTAATGAATGGTTGCAATAAGATTTATCTAAATTCAGATGAAGATTATAAAAAGTTTATGAGAATATTACTTGATGTGTAGAAAGTTTTTTAGGAGTGATGAAATGGACGAAAATAAGTTTTCTTATAAAGAAGTTTTTGTGAGATATGATAATGTACAAATTGGTGTTGTTTGTTCTAAGATGGTTGAAAAAGTTTTTGAATACAATGCACATGATGATGAAGATGTGGCTGTGAATTATGTTTATTATGTGAAGAAGGAGAAGTTTTCTCAGTTGCTGGAAAAGTTTTTTGACGGTTCGATTCTATGCAAACACGAAAAAGAATCTCAAAAGTTTTTTCCAACGTCTCAAGAACAACTTGAAAAAGTTTTTATGATCCTGGATAAGTAAGGGGTGTTTGAATGTTTGAAGACAAGTTTTTGGATAGACGTATTTATATAAGCTATAAACATACAGAAATAGTTGTTGTATGTTCAGATTATGAAGAAATTATATCTTTAGGAACAGATATTTCTAAAGTATTATGGTATTTCATGGTCAATAAAGAAAAGTTTGATGGTTTGGTTGCAAAGTTATTGAATAAAGATATTGGAAATAATCGTAAAAAGGATTCAAATTATTTTCAACTTTATTCAAAATCCAATTTAATAAAAGTTTTTTCAATCTTGGATAAATAAGCTTTTCAAAATAAAGTTTTTCAGATATAATGGATGCATGAATGATTATGTAAGTTTTCTATGCACACTATTAAATATAAAGATTCCAAAAGTTTACTTTAAAGCAAATGATAAGGTTTATGATCTTAAACATAAACCAGTCAATAAAGAACTTTTTCAAGTAAAAGATACAAGCATATGCACATCATACCCAAAAGAAAATGTAATTTGTGTAAACCTGAATACATCCATAGATAGTAGTTTAGTTTATATATATCTTGCACATGAAATAAGACATTTATACCAATATGCATGTGTATATAAGAAGAATCAAAAAGTGTTTTCTATAGATGAAAGAAGTGTTTCTATATGGAAAAAGGAACTTGAAAACTATGCAGATTCAAGCATCAAACACTATGAGAATCAGGAAATAGAAAAAGATGCAAATTTGTTTGCAAACTTTATTGCGATAGTGATATTTAAAAGAGTTTTGGATATAAAAGAAATGGATCAAAAAGAATACGAGTTTAAAACAAAACTTTTCATGAACTTTTTCGCATCGAATCCAGTCAAAAAAAAGCTGATTCAAAAAGAAATGAGAAGACATTAAAAAAAGGACTTTCACAAGTCCTTTTCAATTTGTTGGCGCAATAAATTTGGATGGGGTTAGGTGAATTTGCTCTTTAAGAATTTAAGGGGCGGCATATACCCCAAAACGGTTTGTAGCTGATTTTAGGCTCGGACAATATTTAGTTGTCCGAGTCCTTTTTTTCAACCATTTTAACGCTTCCGTCATCCTTGTCGATTTCAAAATCAATGCCTTTTTTCTAAGACCAACATGCATCTGTTTCTGAATCGTTTGCAGCTGCGATATCCATTGGCAGCTTTTGTAAATAATTTGATGATCGCATTGCGATTCTCCATCGGTGCATTGTTGATTCTTTTCTGTTCTACAGTAATTTCTCCTGTGTCTTTTGAAACGGTACAACAGTAATTAAATGCGCGTTTCAAAACAAAATAATCCGTGTTTCATTCATGTAATCCTGGACGACATTTATATCTGAATGAAGAACATAAATGTATAGCAATAATCTTATATTTCTATAATACTGTATATTTAGTCTCTTGAAAATCAAAAAAATATATAGCTGTAGGCACTAAAAACGCCCCAAAATACTTTGGAGCGAATCTTGAGCTGCCTAGCACACTGCCCTATGTAATCTTATAGCGTATCTAGACCCCAACTATTTTTATATAGTCAATTTGTTTAAATAGTGCAGCAGTTCCGCGCGGTGCACGTTCAAGCATTTCAACCACATGAACATATTTACCATTTAATGACTTTTTGCCGTCTTTGTAGTATATCCATGATCCTTTTATGATGCCGTATGATTCTTTTTCTATTGCTTTTGGATGTTTTTGAGTTCCGGCCCATTCAATATATTTAAATTTGCATTTTTGAAGTTTTAAAATCTTTTTTTCTTCTTTCTCTTTTTCAAGATCTTTTTTCTTCTTTTCAAGTACCTGGATTATTTCAATTTTTGATAGTTCAATAAAATCAAGATCTAAACTATAGAAATTAGTTTCATTGAAATATGATCCCGTATGATGCCAAGAGCTACAGATTAGAAAAGCTTTTAAAACTTCTTTGCTATAAATTTTTAATTCTTTTTCTTGAAAGTCATTTCTAACATTTAAAACGCATTCTATAATATCGTTTTTAGTCCATTTTGAAAGTGGCTTTTCACCACTTTCATAAGCTTCATAAGCGCGCACGCTCATTTTATTTCCAATATATCCCATATATTTTTACCCCCTAAAATGGAAATTCAAACTCTTCAAGCATTTTATTTATTTTTTGTTGTTCTGTAAGTGCTGCTTTCTTCTTCTTTTTTGGTGCAGCTTTTTCAACGCTCATTTTTTCAACTTTTCCATTGTTGTATATATAGCTTTCTTGCAACTTGTTTCTATTAAAAACATCTATAGTTTTATAATTAGTATTATAAGTTGCTAGCAAGCTTTTTGAACCTGGTTTACAAATTTTAAAAAGATCCTTATTTAATATGTCAATATAGCATTTATAAATTTTGAAATAATAACAGATATCTTTTATTTCTTGGATATCAGGCGCGAAAAGTTCTTTTTTCGCTTCTGTATTGAAATATATTTGAATATCATAGTTAAAAAGTTTGTCTAATTCATGCGCAACAAAAAGCCTTAATTCATTTGTTTGAACTGCTGCAAACATGCATTTATTATGATCAAATTTAAAACCATGATCTTTTAAAACTTTTTCAGTTGAAGCGCTGGGAGTTCCTAACGCTTCAACATAAATGTGTGGCTGTTTTCTTTCGTTTGTGATGTAGTAATTAAAGTGAGTGCGCTCACGCCTCCATATTGTCATTTTTAAGACCTCCTAAAACATCCAATGTATATAATGTGTTTACAATCAACCAAAGTTTGCACGGTTCAAGCATCCAAGCAATGGTATCTAAACCATAATTAAGATCATATAAACCGTTTAAATGTTTGGTTATTGTGTAAGGCTTGCAGCTAGATCCATTTAGTCGATCTAGTTTTTTTTCTGTAAATTCAATATATTCTTTATTATTCATTTCTAAAACCTCCATTCATTATCTTCAAAAATAGTTATAACAAGTGTATAAAGTTCTTTGCTTACTTGTTTAGAATCAACTAAAAGTTGATCATGATAAACGCGTATAACTTTTTCATTTTCAATATAAGCAAGATCAAAAATAAAAGATTCAATATGATCCACCAAGCATTCATAAATAAAATCATAAATAATGTAATTACCTGAAATAAGATCATTCATATATGATCTTATTCTTGCGTATTTATGTAATAACTTTATTTCTAAAAGTTCCATTGTTTAACCTCCTAATTAATAAATAAGTGGTAGTATGATATTTAAAAGGCCCAATATTATACCTATAATCAATGTAGATGTACATGCTGCTAAATATAATTTTAAAAATGCAAGTATGAGCACCTGTAAGGCGCTCATCTTGTCAAGATCTTTGCGGGTTAACATACTTTTTTACCTTTTGAAATAGCTTTTTTAATTTCTCTAAAAATTAAATGTGTAAGCTTTTCTTCTGCTTGGCGCTCAGTGAATTTACTTTTTTCGCTTTCACTTTCTTCTAAGATTGAAGCAAGATCATCGACGGCGCTTCTATTGTAGTAGTAACAAGTATCTAGAACGCTAGGGAGTCCTTGACACCAATAAAAGAAAAGTTCATTAATACTTTTTCTTGATTTGTCATATTCTACAACCTCATGATAAAAGCAGTCATAAATCGCATGGGCGTAAACGCTGAACAAATCGATTTGTTTTCCGTGTTTCGCGTCTTCTTCAAACTTTTCAATGTATGCGTATTGATCATACCCGGTAAAATCCACATTATCACATACATACTTTTTAATGTTTTCAATAGCTTCTTTTGAATAAGTCTTTAACATTTTCTTTTTAACCCGTCTATGGTAGAATAGAAAAGCAATATATACAAGACGGGCTTAACCTCCTGAATATTGTGTATATTTGCCGTTGTTGTGGACTCCTTGAAGCGGCCAAACTTGAAAGGGGTTCACGTTTTTTTATTTGCTTTTGTTCATGTCTTTTTCAATCAAATCTATTATATAAGCGGTTTTACTTGGTTGTTTATCAAGCCAATATATAAGATCTGTATTATCTTTTCTTACTCTAAATTCGTATTTTCTGTAATTGGCTTTATTAAATTCTTTTATATATTCTATTTGATCGAAAGAACCACTTTTTTTTCTTACAATGTTTACACCTCCTAAACTTGACTATTTAAACAAACGACGCTATAATTTATTTGCTTATTTAATGACGCTATTCATTGATTATTATATCTATGAGTAAGCGCCCTTTTTTTATGTCTAGGCTTATTTTAATGTGAAGCCTAAACAATAACTTATTCAATAAACTTATAAACTTATCCATATTATCAAGTCCAATCTATCAATTTAAAGTTGTCTTGGCTTGGCTTTATGAGTAAGCGCCGTTTGTTTTGTGTAAGCTTTTTATTTGGCTTACACTTACATTATAAACATATGCATGCATATGTCAATAAAAAATTAATAATATTTTTTAGACGCTCATTTTTTCAAAAAACTTTTGTCTTTTCAAACGTGCACGCAAGCGCCTATTTATAAGGCTTTTAAGCGTGTTTGGTTCTAGTCTTATAAGATATAGTTAACAGACCGGTATTGTATACATGTATGGACGTGGTGGACGTCCTTTTTTTATATTGTCTTGCACTAGATCCAGGAAGACAATAGACACGCTTAAACATATGGAACGGGTGCGCATGATCCAATGTATGGAAGTAGCGCAATGTTTATTGCATATATAAGAACGTGCGCGCGTGTTCTATTAATGTAGTCATGTATTAATGTAGTCATGGCTATGTTATGAAACAACGCTTTCAACAACACTTGTTGAAACATCTTTCAACACAATAACAAATATATGAATGTCATATGATTAAAGCCGCGAGCGGTGCGGTGTTGTGATAGCTGCATAGGTTTGATTTTTAACCCTGAAAGCGCCCAGAGCATGGATCAGATCAGCAGATACCCCCCTATCTTTCAAAAGTTTTTTGGGTTTTGGGGAACGGCGTGGGGAGTTCAAAAAAACTGGGTCATGGGTGTGCGACAAGGGGGTAAAATCTGAATTTCTTCATTTTGTACAGTGTACAAAGAAAAACCGTGATATTCTGTAGTCGTGAAGATTGGAAAACATCTTCTAGAACAAACAAGGTAGTTCTTGGATTGTTTCATTTTAGTGCCCGTTGAAAAAGACCTGTGGAAACATGGGTCTTTTTCATATCACTGCATTCAAAGTGTTTACTGTTAGTTTTTGTCGTCCTTTAAATCTGTTAACTGTAGTTATGGTCAAAACTTTGAATGTAGCGATATGAAAAAATATTATGGTTCAGAAGCAACGAAAACAGGTGCTAGAAATTATGCTAGAAAATTTTACTCAAGCAAGGCTTGGGAAAAGAAAAGCAAAGCGTATAGAAAGGCACATCCACTTTGTGAAAGATGTTTGAAAAAAGGTATCTATACCAGGTCGACTTGCGTGCACCACAAAGTGCACATTGACCAGGACAACTATAGAGATATACACATTCTATTTGGCGATTCTAATTTGGAAGCGTTGTGTGATTTATGTCATGCTGAAGAACATTCCAAACGTAAACCATCTTTTGAATTTGATGAAAACGGAATGCTTATAGGATGTGGAAGGGAGGATGATGAATGCAAAAAGGAGCATGGAA